CTCAGATCGAGGAAGCCGCCGACGCTGGTTGGTAGCGTGATCCCCTTCAGGTCGCAGCCTCTCAGATCGAGGGAGCCGCCGACGCTGGTTGGTAGCGTGATCCCCTTCAGGTCGCAGCCGCTCAGATCGAGGGAGCCGCCGACGCTGGTTGGTAGCGTGATCCCCTTCAGGGCGCAGCCGCTCAGATCGAGGGAGCCTTTATATTTTTTAGGCAACTTTGCCAAAAAAATAATTTTATCACTTCGTTTACCCATCTTGATCATGTTCGCTCGGAATTTATCGCCTTCCGGATCGAGTACTACTTTCGCTTTTGCTGGTATCGTAATAGGTCGCACCCAACACCCATACTGATAAAAATTACCAATGTGATGTATATCGGTAAAATAGATTCCGCCTTCCACACATGACAATGATGTATCCGCACAAAATGGCAGGATGTCTTTCACAATTCCGTCGTGATATTGTAGTCCATGATGCTTTTCCTCTTTATTCGTCACTTTGTAATAAGTAGCTTTGCGATTTAGTTTCATTCTCTCTTCCTCCATTATTTAATATAGCATATCGGCTATTATTTGTCAACAATCGGCGAAACCACTTGACAGCTGACCAGTATCTCGCGTTCGTCATGCATACACACTTTGCGCATACAGTCTTTTCCGCATATGTGAGGCACTCGATGCGGGCATTGCGTCTGCAAGCACCAGTCTTGTATTTTGTTACAGCATAGCACTTTACCGAACTTCTTGGCGCGGTCGTTCGCCTCATCAGTTTCCGCTTGTGCGCGCGATGAGAAACAACGTGGGTTCATGCGCTCAATCCTTCATCGACAGCATCGCGCCATAAACGCAGAGACCTACGACAACACCGAGGACGCATGCACCGGCGTTGATGATGAACCCTAAGAGTCCGAATAGGATAGCGCAGCCTGCGAACACAATCAGCTTGCTGTTATCGTCGTGCATTCTCTGCCTCCAGGATCGCGGCATCGGCTAATGCTATTAGTTTACGAACATCAAAATAATCTACGGAGTGCTGTTCTTCGAAGATTCTTTGAGCTATGCTCGAATATTTCTCTTTCGCCGTCGGTTCGCGCTCATATAGTTCGCACTCGATCAAACCGCGCTCGATATAGTCTGATATAGATTCAATCGTATTACCGTTCTGAGATTTTCTATAATTGTAATCAACCCATTTCCACAGTTTTTCTACTTCATCCTTTGTTAGCATTCTCCGCCTCCTTCTTTCTCGCTATCTGATACTTGAGCTCTCGGTCAATCTCTTTCGCATACTGTCTGTTCTCCGGCGCCTGCTTGACCGCAAGTAGCAGATTGATTCCCGCCTCAATGACCTGTATCGGCGTCATGCGCAGGCAGTCGTACCCTTCGCCGTGGACGTGTAGTTCGCTCATTTCACCCTCCTCAGTCTCGCCTCTTCATACTCCGCGATTGTCGGCTTGCGTTTCTTCACGGCTCGCGGAGTCGTGGCCATAAATCCAGCAATTATTGCCTGCCCTGTGATCGTGAACCCGATGCCCACACAAAGAGCTTTTAGCATGAGATGTATCAAAGGAGATTTTTCACCCCATAGAGCAGGCGTCATTATCAGATCCCATATGATCCAGCATAGCGGGAACACGAGGAATATGATACCGGTAACTACAAAATACCATGGCCAACGTGCTTTCATATCTCCTCGCTTTGATATTGTTCTGGCAGATTGTCGAGCAAAATGTCTTCGACAATCCACGATTTACTTTTGTTCGTAGCTTTGCATACTCGTTCAAGCCAGTCATATGTTGACTTGGACATATTGATGGCGGTATTCCTTTTGGCGAACATTGTGGCTGGTCTACGTTCGTAACGTCGCACTTGTGATTGATCTTTCATGGCGTTCTCCTTTACTGGATTATATCATGGCTTCGGTGCATTTTCATTGCTACTAAAAATGGATTCGCCCATTGTCGTTGAAATGTTTTCCATGTTTGATCGTACTGCCCGGTATTATCTCGATAGAGCATCGCCATCGGGAAAAAACCCGCTTTGATCGAATCGAATAGTCTTGATTCCGCAGATTCGAAAGTGTCCTTCGGATAGCCTATTAAGACATAACAGCGTAAAACATGAGAGGCGACCGTGAAACCGACCGACTGCAAAAGTTCCCCGGCTTCGAATAGCGGCTCTCTATCGTTCGGCGTATCATATGCAAAAAATAAAGATTTAGGATGTAGTTCTTTTAATTCACCGGCTTGCCCCGGTGTCAGAATTGCTGCCTCCAATCCTCCGGTAAATTCTATAGGATGATCTTGTTTGTCGAGCATTATGCAAACTGATAAAAAATGTTCCCACGATGTAGCCAATAGATTATCATCAAGTACATTACATCCCTCAGTTATCGGTAATTCTCGAATATCACCTTCCCGTTTCCAGACTGAACAAAACCAACAGCGATTCCGACAACCTCGGGAAGTAATCACATATCCATGCTTGAGATATTTCCCCGGTTCAAAACCTTCTCCACGCATTCCGGTAGCAGGCCCTCCGATCTCAACCGGAGCAATAGGCGCCCATTCTTTCGCAAGCCGTTCCGCTTCCGGCAAGTCCCACGTAAACGAAACCGAAATATGAACAGCGTCCACTTCGGGCGGGAACAATGCGGGAGGATCTCCGATAAAAGCAAGTTCGTCAATCGGAGTTGCTCTGGTTCGTCGTGGGAACACACGCGCAACTATCATGGCGTTCCTATCGTTATGACGATAGCTCCGTCCTCGATTTGTACCTGAGTTATATCATATTGCAGTATCCCGACTTCGCCTCGTACCGGCATTCCCGTGTTCTCGCGTATGAGCCGAGCGAGCTTGTCGGGCAGCGTTTCGGATTGCTTTGTTTTACAGTCTTCGCACATACCAGATATTTTCTCTCCGGTAGTATCATCTTTACCACACCACATGCATTTCATTCCTCTCACCTCCGTTTTTCGAGTTCGGCGATATAGACGCGTGCAGCCAGCGCTGTATCTTGGTCATTGTCATTCTGCAAATATTCTCTCTCCCAAGCTCTTCGCGCTTTCGCCAGTTCCGGCGATTCGGGAACCTTGCTTTCTTCATGCATGCCTTTTCCATACTCACCCTTGAGTCGCGCGATCTCCGCGTCTCTCTCGGCGAGTTGCGCCTGCAGCGTGTCACGCATAGCCATAGCTTTTTTGCGTTCGAGATGTAAGAATCCAATATGCTTTTCAGTCGATTCAAGAACATGGAAACACTGAAATGTCATTTCGTTTAATGCTTTAACGACTTCTTCAATTGCCCCATCCTCTACCGGGACAGCGAAAGAGTCGAGCAATTCGACTAACTGCGCTTGTATTTCTGACGATAGATATGGTCGTCCGATATGAGGATGATTGTAACTTCCAACAAGTTTCTTTGCCGCCTCAATCGCTTCCGTCTTCACCGGCTCGACTGGCTGCGCGAGGGAGTCGATCTCTTCATGGGTTGCACCTATTCCATCAGCACCATAGTTTTTAGACGATATTTGACTCAATGCATCCGCTGACTGCGCGAGGGAGTCGATAATTGTAATTAATGTCCTTTTGTCGTTATCATCATATACAGCTCTTATCAGCTCATCCGCATCGATCATTCGTTTATCGCTCATGGTTCCTCCCAAAATAAAAAACCCGCTTTGACCTCTTGGGGAGAGTCGCGGCGGGTTATAACTTCTAACCTTCCCCAAGATTCTGCTTATACATTAACTTATCCGCTACCAATTGTCAAGCGAATTCTGCTTGCGCTCGCTCACCCTCCATGGCAGACATCGCGCGGGTATCAGGTTTTATATATCTCACAAAACTTCAGGTATTCCCGCCTGAAAACCATCTGCACAGTTCCAAGCGGGCCATTTCTGTTTTTCGCAAAAATAATATCCGTGTTGTCCTCATCCTCTTTGCAATAGATAAATATTATCGTGTCCGCATCTTGCTCAAGACTGCCTGAGGCCCGTATATCTTCCATGCGCGGAGGTTTGTCTGCACCCTCTCGGCGCAATTGTGATAAGGCAACTATAGGTATTGATAATTCGCGTGCAATTTGTTTTATAGAGTTGCCAATTTCCGAGACAGCTTCCCACTGTTTTAGCTTGTCATTCGGATGTCGTATTAGTGTGATGTAATCGATAAAAATTATCTGTACCCCTTTGCGTTTCATTTGCCGTGCTCGTTGCCATAATTTCGCAATCTGGATTCCTGGCGTATCGTCGATGTATATCTGACATGCGTTAAGGTCGCCCGCTACAGTGACAAGCCTTGCAAGTTCAGGATTCGACAGATTGCCGGTGCGAATTTGTTTATAATCAACTCGTAAGCCTCCGGCCATTTCGCGTTTCGCCAAATTGACTCCGCTCATCTCAAGCTCGAATATTCCTACCGGTATTCTGTTCGACGCAATATTCGTTGCCATGTTCATCATAAGCGTGGACTTACCGTGCCCTGGTCGTGCTCCGATAATTATAAAATCACCTGGAGCCATACCGCACAGATAATTATCGAGTGAATGATATCCCGTTGACAATCCATCGAGCTCCCCTTTTCGCGCATGTGCTGCTTGGATCTGATTGATTGCCTCGTGGATCTTTGTTCCAAAATGTACAACTTTCGAATTATCGCTTTCGGATATCGACGTGATATATTTATCAATCTCGTAAAGCACAGATGAGGCGTCTTCGGTTTTTAACCACTCGCCCATATGGAGCCGCAATTGTTCGAGCTGACAGAATTCATGATTGCGTTTAAGTATGTCCGCATAGTATCCAGCGTTTGCGCTTGTAGGCACACAGGATGTCATCTGCGAGATAAAAGCAGCATCGACTTCATATTTGATTTTATCGTGTACGTTGATGATATCTGGTTGCATGCCGGAGTTGATTACTTCCTGCATGGCACCGACGATTTTTTTTTGCTTCGGCTGGCGGAACCAGTCTATATTTACTTCGAGTTCGTCATATACATTCGGATTCAAGAAGATTGCACCGATAAGAGCGTTTTCATGGTCGGGAGAGTATTCTTTAATCATGAGCGTTTTGCCCCTCCTCATATTTGCGATTATTTTCACGGCGCTCACACTCCGTGCAATACGATTTACCGGTTATATCTTTCTCAATCCCGAGTTTGGCGCACTCAGGGCACATAATACGACGCGGTTTTTTCTTAATCAATCCAGCCATAACGTCATTAACAAGGAATTTCTTGATAATGGCATAGTGTGATTCGTGGTGCAGGTATTTGCTGTTTTTGTTTGCAATTTCGCAATTAATATAGGCTATCTTTGGTTCGATGTCTTTTTCTTCATAGTTATTCGTGAGGTCTTCCCATTCCTCTTTGCTGATAAAGACATGATCCATGTGTTTTTCTTTGGACGATATATCTAATCTAATCTTATCTAATCTAATCTTATCTAATCTAATCTTATCTAATCTAATCTGCTTTAAGTTTATTGAAGGCTCTTGAAGTTTCTTAAAGTTTGCTAATATTTTTTTTATTTCAGGATTAGCGGATAATGTATTATCTAAATGAGTTAACATTTTCATGCATGTAATACGTTGATTGACGGGATTTATTTCGAAAAGCCCTTCCTCTATGCATGTTTTCAATATATTCTCAAGTTTGAGCGTATCTATTTTTAATTCTTTCGCAAGGTCTATGCAATTTTCTTCAATTTCAGGTATTGGCTTATCTGCATCAAGATTAAAAGAAATAGATTCGAGTACATAATTATAGACTCCATATCCTTCAATGCCATATTTATCCATCAATCTTTTGATTTTAATATCAAGTCGCATTTTTGAAAAATGTTTAAACCATTTCATTTTTACCCCTTTTAAATAAAAAAGGATTGTTTTCTTTCCAGTCCATAATCACTAAGACATGATCGTCGAAAACATTAACAAATCCTTTTGCATGTAATATTTTAAGATCATCAGGCTTACTGCCCACCATTCGCATTACTGCAAAATGTTCGCAAAACCCGTCATCGTCCGCGTTCATTCCAAGATGGAAATAAAGATTTTGAGAACTTTCTGGCATCATTAAAAACCGACTTGAATTAGTAATAGATTTAGAGAACATTCGACGTTGTGCCATTATATTTATTTCCCTTTAACATAGTCACTTTGTCGAGGCTGAACGTCATTTTGTCGAGGCTGATTCATGCATATCGCCCGATTGAGTACCGACTTTAAAATGAGACGCTATCCACGATTTCATTCACCGAAATCCAATTGTAATTGTTCGTAAATTATTGCTTTAACTTTGTTGTAAATAATTTGATGAGCTTTTTTCCTTCCTTCGATTCTAACAAGATGATTTTTTATTTTGTCCACATCTTGCGTAAATCCATGCTTGACATATCTTTCTTCCGGGTCTTTAACATCTACAAAATTGATATGATGTTCTCTGCATACTTTTCTGATTGCAGATAAACAAGCGTTCACTATATTTAAAATATATGCACGTTGTTCTTTACTCATCTCTTGTGTTTCGATTTCAATCTCTTCGAGAATTTCGTAAGCATTTTTTAAATACTCTTTTTTAGGCAATCCTGATTTTGTGAAAAATAAACCTCTTATTTTCTTTACGCTGATATTAGTTTCCATGATTTAGCCTCCTTAAAATTAGAAATAATTTCGTATGTTCTTTTTGCCGATTTAGCAATCTCAACTTTATTCTCGTCTGTTACATATTCCCAATTTGCAAGCACTTCTTTGAGTACCGTATTGATATCAACAAATCTTTCCACGATTCCCCAAGCATATACATTGATATCTTTTTTTTCTGATCTTTTGGGAAATACTTTGTTGAAATTTTCTTTTTGAGATTTGTAATTTTTGTCCGCTATCGCTTCTTCCATTGCAGCCTTGAACTTTTCCTCTTTGCGTGGCACTCCTCTTTCTGTACGTCCTGTTTTTACTGATTCGTATTGTTCTGATTCAAGCTTTTCTTTTGCGCTTTGAACAATATCTTTTTGATCTTCTTTTTTCACACCATGTTTTTTCAATTGATCTTTTGCTATATCGGCATACTGCAAATTGTCTATTTCTGTTACCGCTTCAAGATCAATATCGCTTTCCTTGAGTATAGATAACGCTTTTTGTATTTGCCACTGCTTCCAGTTCGCACCGAGGAACTTATTGAGGATGATTTGACCAATCCCTTGTTTACCTTTTGCTTGTCCGAAATCTGCATGATTTGAAAAAAGGTCATTAGTTTTATTATCCTTTTTCCAATCTTCCCACGTCGCATACTTCGCGAGCTCGCCCTCAAGGTACTCTTTCGCTGTTAGAACGGTTTCAAGCATCACGGAAGTATTGCTTTGCCACTCATCCATATTCTCATTAGCCATGATTCGAATCATAGTTGAATCGTCTATGTCTCGGACTGGAATATCAACTTCCGTTTGACCTATCCTTCGCAAGGCTTCAAGTCGATGATGCCCGTATGCGATTTCATATTTCCCATTCCGCTCTCTGCATACAATATTATCCCAGAAAGATGTTTCGTTTATGCTGTTTATGAGCGCCTTTACCTTCTCCGCGTTAATTGGATATTTATCGATTTTACGATACGGATTAGGTTTTAAATCTGCAAGTTTTATTTTCATTTTCTATCCTTTCAAATAGTGGCTGGAGCCCGCATTCCTTAGACACCGGCCTGAATAACAAAAAAACTAAGTACACAAGCACCAGCAACGCTGGCAACAAGCCCAATAAAAAAGGATCGATTACTGATAGGCCGGTCAAGCCCAGGGCATGTAGTGCCTGTTCATCAATAATCGATCCTCAACCTACATGCGATACTTTGACAACCATGACCATTGGAAGTCAATAATACTATTGCACAAATCTATTTATCTGTCAATCATTTTTTTTGCTATAACATCAAGAGCATCATTCACCATTTGTTGTATAAATTGGTCAATCGTGATATTATGTTTCTGACAGTAATCGCGGAGAACAATATCCTTGCGATTGCTAAGATAGTCGGCGAATTCGAATTGAGCAAGGATTTCTTTTCGGCCTTTTGCTGTTTCTGCGTATCGATGATGTGGTTGGCATAGTGGTATTCCGTTTCGCCAATCCCATCGCGTGATTAAGACCGCACGCCGGACTATGTGATGATCTTCAAGGCCGATTGTCGCGTCACAGAAAAAGCAGTGCCGATAATAAGCGAGTACAGCTTGACGGCGTATTTTAAGGGCTGCGGTGTCGGTCAATTTGCGGTCTCTATAAGTTCCATAGGTTCATATCCCTGTTCGATGAGCCATCTTTGAACTTTCTCGAAATACTCGGTAAATTGATCTTCAGTGCAAGAATCAAAAGCCTCTGAGGGTGCGAGCTCGAAGAGTGTGCCTTTTTTGCCTGATATTATCCGTGGCGGCATAAACTTCTTTTTCAGTTCGTAGTGATAATCGCCTGTACCTCCTCCAAAGTGGAAGGCTATGGCGTTGAGTAAAACCCAGTAGAGCTTATGTTTCTTGAGATTGCGCCGAGTTTTAAATTCAACTTCATAAATGCGATTAGGAACAAATCGTTTTTCGATTCGCTCTTGATCAATAGGGTCTATAGCGACAAATAGCGAGCCTCCGCTCCATTGCAGTTTTATTTTCATGAGTCAATAATAACACGCGGGGAATTAGAAAGCAATAACCAACAGGTTTAAAAAGGTGTATTTTTTTGTAAAAAGATTTGACACCTTTTAAAAAGTGTAATAATATTTCTATAAGCAGGGGGACTTATGGAAACAGCAGTAATTATGAAGCGCAGATTATTTGATAGTGAGATATCACAAAACAGCAAAACCGGATTTTTTTCGGCAACAGATTTGATGAGAGCTGGAAATAGATGGCGGATAAATAATTCTTTGCAGATCCTTGATATGAATGATTGGTTCAATAGAGAAAGCTCCAAAGAGTTTATTAAATCTCTTGAGGTCGAATTTGGGGTTGTTAAGATTTCGGGAAGAGGTAGGGGAGTCCACACATGGATACATCCCTATTTGTTTATTGACATGGCTTTAGCTTTGAGTCCGACATTGAAAATAAAAGTATACAGCTGGATTTATGATGCTCTTATTCAATATCGGAATGATTCAGGAGATTCATATAAAAAAATGGCTGGCGCTCTCTGGTTATCGCAAAGTAATAAATCAACATTTACTAAAGATATATGTGATATAGCAAACAGAATAAGGGAATTCTGCGGGGTAGCTGATTGGCAAGAGGCATCGGAGAGACAATTGAGATTGAGAGATAAAATACATGAATATATCGCTTTATTATCGGATATTGTGAGAGAAAGAAACAATCTGCTTGATGTTTCTTTTGAACGAGCTAAAAGGGAAATTGATGAATAACACGCGATAAGCCAAAAAGCAAGCTTGACAAATCCCTCGCGAATCCGATATACTTGAATTATGGAGAAAACGCAAGAGAAACGCAATGGATACATATCCGAGTAAAGTGCATCAATTTACTTCGACCAATCAACCGAAGAACAACGGGCGCAAACCTTCTAAGCTCCGGGAATATCTTAAGGCCAATAATCTTTCTGCTCTCGATATACAAATCATTGCATCAAATCTTCTTAATCTATCTATCGAAGAATTGGCAGTCCTCCAATTAGACAAATCAAAACCAATATTGATTACCGGATCTGCTCGTGCTTTTCTCAAAGATTTTAAAAACGGTCGTAAAGATGTTATCGAATGGTTAATCAACCGAGGATTTGGGAAAGCTATCGAGCGGTGCGAGATTAAGGGGACTATGGACATAACCACTATGACTCCGGAACAGCGCAAGGCGCGACTTGACGAACTCGAAAGGAAACGGCATGAACGAGAAACTGAAAGCAAAGTACCTGGAGCTGGCGGCGAAGTATCCGCCGATACAAATCAAGTGCAAGGGGAGTGATGAGCTTCCAATAGATTTGATAATGGACTTCCAGAGCGGATTGAAAAAGCTATCGCAAGATAACGCGATCCGACTCGCGACATCGATGTTCATCAACGGATTCTGCGCGCCGTTCTTTATTTGGGAGCGCGACTCGGACGCCATGTGTCTGGATGGTCATGGCCGGATCAACGTGCTCTGCGGATTGCGGGAAGCGGGAATCCCGATACCGGGACTGTTCCCGATTGCGCGAATCGACGCCGTGGACGAAGCCGACGCACGACGGAAGCTGCTCGCGATCACGTCGCAGTATGGCGAGTTTCAGATTGACCAGCTTGATTCGTGGATTGCGGGAATCGATGAGGAGATACGCGATACGCTGCGGCTTCTTGATCGAGAGATAAATATAGCTACAAAGATTGAGACTGAAGGCTATGACGAAATAGAGGAAGTCGAAGAAGCGACAATAAAGCTGGGCGATATTATTGAGCTCGGAAAGCATAGAGTAATATGCGGAACAGCCGAGCGAGAAGAAATGTTCGCACAATTGATGAATGGGGAACATGCAGACATGTGCTTTACCGATCCGCCATATGGCGTATCGATAGGCGATAAGAATAAACTGCTTGATTCGATTCAAAAAGCCGGACGGATAAAAACAAATATCGAAAACGACACCATGACTCCTGAAGTTTTAAAGGCCATGCTAATTACATGTTTCACTAATTTGAAAGTATATAGTCATGATTGCTGTTCGTATTATGTCACAGCACCGCAGGGCGGAGAACTCGGCATGATGATGATGATGATGATGAAAGAATCAGACCTTCCAATTAGACATATTATTATTTGGAATAAAAATAAACAATGCTTTTCTTTTGGTAGACTCGATTACGAATACAAACACGAACCTATTTTATACACATGGAACAAACGCCACGAATTCTACAGCAAAGGACAACACAAGAATAGCGTTTGGAATATCGATAAAGAAAACAAGTGCGATGTCCATCCGACGATGAAGCCTGTCGAATTGATAGAGAATGCAATTCTCAACTCATCACTTGAAAATCAAATAGTGGTTGATCCGTTTCTCGGATCTGGAACAACGATAATAGCATGTGAAAAAACAGGAAGAATATGTTATGGCATTGAACTTGATCCACATTATTGCGATGTCATAATACAAAGATATCGTGACTGGTGCGAAAAGAACGGACGAAAAGCAGTAGTTAAAATAAATGGAATTATATGACCTCAGGGAAAAGCTGCCTGAAGAATTTGCGCAAGCAAAAAAATATTTGCCTTTGCTCGAAGTTGATATACAGCGTTATGCTCATATCAAAGATCGTCTTCCTAATTATGGCAAAATGGATTGGCGCAAGAAAAAGTATGCAGATTTAATAATCGATTATGCCACTATCTGAAATTGAAGAGATTGAATATTTAGAATTGCTCGAAGCCGAAGATCGTGAACGAGTAAGCGATAAATTAGAAGAGGTCAAAACAACAGATAAACCTATTGTTATTGTGCAAGGTGGACGCGGAGCGGGTGCGAAGTCGTGGGGATTCGCTTCACTTGTTGTACAATTATGCCAATATGAATATCATCGGTGTGCCTGTCTTCGAGAAGTTCAATTATCATTAACCGAATCAGTGTACCAGCTCATTATGGATACTATACATCGATTAGGATATTCAAAAGATTGGAATATCACACGAGAAAGAATAACCAATATAAAAACAAGCTCCTTTATAATATTCAGAGGGCTTCGAAACTTAATGGCGGCGCGTCAAATAAAAGGCCTTGAAGGGATTGATCTTGTATGGTGCGATGAAGCTGCAACGATAATTGATGAATCGTGGAGCGCTTTAATGCCGACTTTTGTTAGGAATGACGGATGGCGGCTTTTTATTAGCTATAATCCAGAAACTGAGTTCGATCCATGCACTGTGCGATTCTGGAATTCGGATCGTAAGGACGTATTAAAGATTCGAGTAGAACCAGGTAAGAAAGATAATCCCTGGTGGAATGAAGGCTTGCAAAATGAAATGGATGAGCTCTACAAAGTTGATGCGGATGAGGCGGAGCACGTCTATGGCGGACAGGCGCGCAAACAAGGACAAAATGCTGTAATGAGTCGAGTAAGAATCCGAGCTGCCATGATGCGCGAAATCGAAGCGGTTGGAGCTGTAGAAATTGGCGTTGATGTGGCTCGATTCGGAGATGATCAGACAGTCATGTATAAGCGTCATGGCCTCAAAACTATCGAGCGCCGGTCTTTCTTAGGTCAGGATACTATGCGAACGGCAGATGAAGCGTGGGACATGGCAGGGCGTGACCCACAAGTCAGGATCAAAGTCGATGATACTGGCGTCGGAGGTGGCGTCAGCGATAGACTCAATCAATTAGGAGCTCAAGTTGTCCGGATCGATTTCGGGAGTTCTCCTGCTGATACCAACAAATACACGACTGCAGCAGACGAGATGTGGTTCGAGTTCCCTGTGGATGAGGCACAGATTCCGAATAATCAAGAGCTCATGCAGCAGTTGGCAGGCCGTCGGTACGAATATGATAACGCGAGCCGGAAGAAAATTGAGAGTAAAAAAGATTATAAAAAACGATTAAAAAAGAGCCCAGATGATGCAGATGCTTTGTTATTGTGTTATTATAAGGGTGGTATAACTATGTTCGATAAAAGTATTCGTGATGGCATGGCAAAAAGGAGACAACAAAGATGAGTTTCTCACACAATAACGTGTTCGACGATATTCCGCGAAATAACAATGGAACCGCCATGAATACTTATCAATGGCAGATGGCTTTTTACGATCCAGTGTGGGAGCGGACAGATATTCAGCAAAAGGTCGTCAACCCTATTTTGTATCCTACACGGAGACCTCAGACCGTGGACTGGACAGACGGATTCGCTTGTAACGTCTCTCTCACCCGTGGACTGTGGCATAACGCAGCGCCCGGGCTCAAGCTCGCGGGCGGACTCGCCTTCACGCCGATCATGGTTCCGCTTATGTTGATGGGCATGCCTATACCCAAAGTCAAAGATGAGGATATGCAAGACGAATACACTCGGATCGTCGAAGATCATTCCGCCGATTTCCGCATGATACACCTCCAGAGCCATAGAGATGCGACGTGCTGGATCTGGCCCTTCTGGTCATCGAAGCTCAATCGCGATGTATGGGAGTTTATTCCAGATGATTCGATAAGCGATATTGTGCGTGATATGGAAACTGGAGAAGTGGTCAAGTTGTTTGTGGATGAGGAACTTGTTGTCACGGTCGATTATCTCACTGTGGCAATCGTGCGCAGTCGCAGGACGTTCACGAAGGACAAGCTCATAGTCGAATGGTTGGGCGGTAATACAGCACTCCCAGGATATCTGAAGACCATGACCTTTCAGAACGTTCTCGGTATCTTGCCAATACCCTTTGCGAATAATCGAGACGGTAATGAAGTTAGGGGACATTCAGATTATGAACGCATTCTTACCGACTTGAAAAACTATCATGACACTGATCTCGCGTCTTCACAGTTCCTCATCCGATTCAAGCCTAAACAGATACAGAGCGTATCCGATCCTGAAATGTGGCTGAAGAATAACGGGTTCAAGGATATTACCGAGCTCGATGTGGCTATGAATGATTTCATACTCAACTTGTATGACAAAGAAAAGACTGAATATCTTTGGCCACAGGGCGCCCATGACGCATATGAAAAGAAGCTCAGTCAAATCTATTGGAAGCTTGTTCAAGGTTCAGGCATACCCGAACTCATGTGGGGAACCAAAGTCGAAGGCAATCTTGCCTCAGCAGACAATCAGGTCGATCTCGTAGTGCAGTTCATAGGCGACAAACAAGATCAGAAGATCGAACCATATAAGAAGCTGTTCCAGGCGACCGCACGGATTCGCGCTATGGCCAAGCTCGCTATCATACCGGATATTCCAGTAGAGATTGAATGGAACGCGCTTGATCTTATTCCAGAACGCATCAAGGCGCAGATTCTTGGGAGTTTTGCGGCAGCCATGTCATCGCTCGTTACTTCGGCGGGTATCTCGAAAGAGATCATGTATAATTTCTATCAGCGATTCTATCCGGAACTTACGCCGGACACTCAGGAAGAATTTGATAAGGGTCTTTCGGATATGGCAAAACATAAAGCCTTCTCCGGTATGGCCTATCCGGATATGATGGATTTGAACGATTGGGACAAGGAGGATGGTGCAGACGAGGATTTAACGCTTCCGGAAGAAGATCCAGTATCGCCAGGCACGAAGACGCCTGAAGTAATTCCGCAGCCCGTGATCCCGATGCCGAAACCATGACAGAAGCACAATTTAATTCTGCATACAGTAAAGCACGATCCTCTTTCTCGAAGCTATCAAGACGCACAGTCAAGAAAATCCATGCGATCTATGAAGAGGCAGCTTCGAAAGTTGCGGCGATTGTGAAGGATGCAACTGATAGAGAACTATCTGTACTCACATCCGCTTCATGGTCGAGAATCAAAGCTGAACTCGAATCGGCAGCATCCGATATCCGAAGCGAACTTAGAGCGCAGATGATTCTATCAGTAGACGATGGCGCGGATATCGTCAAAAGCATCTCGGAGAAATATTTAATCGATCTTGTTAAGTATACCGATGGCAAGATAACGAAAAGCGGGATTATTTCTATGTTCGCAGGTGTGAATCAATCCATGATCGAATCTATGGTCAATCGAGTCTATACGGACGGTTACTCTTTTTCAGAGCGAATCTGGAACATATCGAACGGTTTCCAGAACTCAATCAAACAAGTCATATCAGTCGGAACCGCAATGGGCCGGGACGTGATAGACATAGCTCGAGATATCGAGGTCTATGTCGATGAAGGACGTGAAGCACTCGCCAAACGATATGGCGATTTAATCAAGGGGACTCCTGAATGGAGTAAACGGATAGGGCGAGACGTGGATTATAATGCAC